CGTAGACTCTTCCGATCTGGAGGATAAGGGGAGAAATTTACTTTTGCTCTTGAAGAAATTTCGTCTGGTAAATTATCATAATTTACATTAATTGAATCTGCTTCTTCTATTTTAGATAAAACAGATTTTTCTTCTTCATTACTTAATAAAACCCCCGTATCGTCTTTAAAATAAGCATCGTCAAACCATACGCTTGGTGATTTACTTAATCCACTTATATCAGCTCCAAATGAAGCGCCACCACCACTTAAATCATTGTAAGTTGTGTGAAATATAATTCCTATTCTTGCTGCTATTACTTGTTTGCCTAATTCAGAATTTGCTTCAACTGCATATCTAATTGTATTAGGTTTAAAAGTGTAATGTGGAGTACCATCTATGTCTTCTGTTTCAACATCATCATTGTCAAACATAAAATCACCTTGTAAGATGCCTTTTATTCCTATAGCAGGTAAATATTGTAATGCTAATTTTAATTTTTTAGCTAAACCAGCTGCCTGTCCGTGATTTTCATCTATATCTTTAGGTGTGTAATTAATTTTTGGATTTACATTAAATACTGATTTAGTACCTACAAAAAATTGTCCGTTGTCTGGATTAATTCCTGTAAATATAGCAGGCGCACCATCCCATTTTACAGAAACATTTTTAATTGTATTATCTTCTCCTTTTAAATTTTTAATTAATTCATACAAGAAATTTTTAGCTTGATTAAAACCATCTTGTCCTTGAGTTAATACTAATTCTTCAAGGTGTGTTAAATGTGTGTTTGCTTTTGTTTCTGTTATAACTTCTACTAATTGTTCTTTCCACCAATTTTTAGTGAATACACCTTCTTTTTTCATTCGTTGTGTTTTTTTCTTTGATGCTTCTTTACGTTTTTTAATATACTCAAAAGCGGGTTTTAAACGTTTTTTAACAGCTGGATCTTTTGCTCTACCTAAAGCTGCTCTAACTCTTTGGTGAATTAAATTTATAACTTGAGATTGACGTTTATGGGATTTACTTTTAAATGAAGCTTTATTTAAAGTGTTTACTATATCTTGTCTAGTTGAAAATTTAACTTTAACTGTGTCTTTTGGGTTTTCATCAGTATATAATCTTCTTCCTGATCCTTTAGGTTTTTTACCTGTTCCTTTTTTAGGATCTGCTTCATTTATATTTTCTGGTGAGTCTTCTTTAAAATATGTGTGGTAAAAATAATCTAATGCTCTTAAACGATCTCCTGTTAGTTCTGGTCTTAATCTTATGTATGTTTCTTCTGCGTCAGGTGCGTCTAATTTTTTAATTAAATCTGCATGAGTCGCCCAATATTTTATTTCATAATCATCAAATTCCTTTATTGGGAACTCTCTTACTTTTTTAGCACCTGGAACTACTACAGTGCCTGAATTATTATTAGCTGTTATTTCTACACCATTATCTCCAATTAATTTAAGTTGATCATATGCAAGGTTATCCATATCTATCCTATTACTATCTATATCAATAAAAGGTCTATCTTTATAAGGTGAATTTATTTTATAACCCATTTGTTGGATTGATTCTTTAACTAACACTCCATTAACTTTTGTAATATGACTCGCACCAGTTTCCATTGCTTTTACTAAAGCCTCCATAGCGGTATTCGCCATAGGATCACTTGGATCGTTTGCTACTCCTTTTAATTGTTCAAAATAAGTTTGTATGGTTGAAGCTACACTACGAACATCTTTACTATATTCTCCAAAATTTAATACGCCATTTTTTAAATCTTGAAGATATGTAGTTGTTTGAAGAATTATAGATTCATCAAATTTAGGAACTACTATAGTTTGTTCAAATGAGGAACCCTGATTCATAACTACAGTGTCTGTTGCACTTTGTATTACATCTCTACCATCATCTAAAAGACCAATCATTGAATTTAATTGATTAGCAGTGTATCCCATTCCTTCAGGATCTTTAGCAGAAGCTGCGCCTGATATAAGCATAAAAATTACAAATACTATAAATGCTACTATTGCAAAAAATAATTTTGGGTGTTTATCTTTAAATCGTTTTATTACATTAAATATTTTTCTTAAAGCACTAATTATAAAATCAACTACTTTTGCAGAGGCACCAGCTGCTTGATTTACTAGATTAGTTATTGTTGGTATTACGCTACTTATAACAAACTCAGATACGGCTTTTGCTCCTTTTTTTATGGCATCTAAAATGCCTTCTTCTAATAAATCTAATTCTTCATTAATTTGTGATTCATACAATTTTCTTGTAAGTGTACCTTTTACATAATCTGGTACTTTATAACCACCTCCTCCATAATTATTTCCTTTTAAATTAGACATGTCCTTACTTAGACGTTTCATGTTTTTAGCATGTTTTGCCTTTTCTTGTTTTGTCATCATACCCATCATCATTTCACTGACTGCTGCTGGGTCTTCAACTGTTAATCTTATGTCTGGATATTTATCTTTTAAACCTGCTACTGCTGTTCTATTTTCTTCTGAATCATCTATAAAATAAATTGTTTGGTATCCTTTATTTATATGTTTTTCTATCCAATTAGCTTTATCTTGGCCTGTTACTTTACCATCTACTTGCATCCCTAATGGAACCACATAAGCATCTAAACCTATACTTTTAAGATATCTTGTTACTGGGTGTCCTATAGAACGGGCTGTTAGTATAGTAGTTTTTATATCTGGTCGGTTTAATGAACTTTTTAATTTATTTACAACCTTACTATTTATAATAGCATCATCTATTTGCTTTTCAAATTCAGAAAAATCATATTTTATTTCTAAACTACCTAACCTTGCTTCTAATTCCTTACTTTCTTCAGGAAAATTTTCAGCTGGTATTAGTATTTCTCTATTATAATCCCCACTAGGACTAGTTATAGTTGTTCTAATGTTAGCTTTTACTCTAGCTATTGTGTCATCAAAATCATAAGCATGTAAAACTTTACCCTTTTCAAATTGGGCATCTTCACTCATGTGGGCATGTGGGTTAGTTTGTCTATTGTGTATTTGGTCTTTTGTTCTAGGTATGTTTTTTTTTCCTCTATACCCTGCTTTATATTCACTACTTCTCATAAAATCTAAGTCAGAATTATTAGGATCATATAAATCTTCTTCTAAACCCGTTACTATACCCCAAGCTTGTTCTTTTTGTTCGTTTGATAAATGTTCAGGTAAAGAATATTGAAATAAAGCTTTATCATTCATTTTAATAAAACCCCTCATTTCTGTTCCCGATACTCCTCCTGCTTGTGGGGGTACTAATTTAGTTTCAAATGTGATTCCTTTAGGTTCAGCAAATTTAGGTATATTTTTAAAACGAGTGTCACTAACATCTTTTTCACCCATCCCTAAAAATACTGTGGATCCTTCAGGTGCTTCTTGTTCTATAAAATCATAAACATCTCTTACTGGAGAAACTCCTGCTGGTCTAACTTCTAACCCTGAATCATTTTGAGTATAAAGTTTCCATAATTTAAGAGACATAGCTTGTGTAATACCATCTCTTTCTTTAGGTCCTACAAAAATTATAGTAGTGTCTGCACCTGTGTTGGCTGATAACCATTTAGCCATGTTGTAATGACCTGCATGAGGTGGTTTAAATCCACCAGGTAAAAGTGCGATTTTTGACATTAATTGTACAGTTTATTATAAATATAAAACTCTATGAAAGAGCCATTCTCTTTTTCATTAATACAGAAGTAGTTAATTCTACTGCATTATGGAGTAATTTTGTAAAGGTTTTAAAACCAAGTTCAGATGGGTCTTTATCCCCCATTTCTATAAGGTAAACTTGTTTTCCGTAAGACATAAATGTTTCTGCATGGTTAAAAGCGTCTTTTAAAGCGTCTTCATCTAGGGCGAGGTAAATTTTTTCTACTTTAGATTTAATAATTTTTTTCATTAATGTAGTAGAAATCTTTTTTCCAAATAAAGGAATCGCGTTACGTTTTATAGCCATAGCATCGAACGCACCTTCACATAAAATCACGGGTAAATCCCAGTTTATATACATTTCAAACCCAATTATGTCCTTAGTACTGGAAGCCAATTTATGTTTAATATACGCGTTTTTATCGAACGAACGACCTACATAATAATTTAAAAAACCATCTTTATCATATGATGGAATTACAACCATATTTCTTAAAGGACCTTGTTCACAATAATGTAAATCATACTTTACTACGTCTTGTTGGGTGATTCCTCTTTGATCTAAATAATGTAATGCGTGTTTTGACAGAATCGCTGACGATGACATTATAGGCGTTACTCCTTGAGGAAATTGCAAGGTACTTGCGTCTACTTTTTGTTTAACTTGTTGTTTAAAGTTGTATTGATTATCAATTTCTTTTAAAGCACCAAATGCAGCTCCTGGGGCGTTAGCTTTTTTAAGTAATTGAAAAGCTCTATGACCTTTATAACCACAAACCCAACATTGAAATTTTTGAGATAGTAAATTAAATGTTAATTTTTTCTTATGGTGGTTACAAGAAGGACAGGTAAAAACAGCTTCATCTCCCCCACGGGCAGACTTACTTCCACCTAAAATTGATTCTAATAATCTTTTTAATAAATCTTCTTTCATTTAAAATCCCTGTCATAAAATTTACCTAATATATTGTCATTAAGATATTTTTTATTTTCTAAAACTTCCAACACAAATTGATATTTACATTCTAAGTATGTAAGTTCTTTTTTGTTGTAAGCTACTTGTAGGATTTTTCTTTCTAAATCTTCTTTATTTGCTTCTTTTATAAAACTGTGCGAACCATAGTAAGTTTTCCAATCGCTTTCCTTTAATACTCTTTTAAATGTTGGTGGACGACCTTTTCCTTCATATAGGGCTTTTTCTTTTTTGCCTAATTTTTTCTTTAAATTGTAAATTAAAGATTTTTTACCAATGTATTTTTTTCCAGTTGGTAAGTGAGTTGTTTGATAGATGAAACCGAACGCTCCTTCAGGGAGGTCAACGATTTCATTAATTTGTCCATTTAAGTAATACCACATAATAATAAATGTAAAAAAAAGACCCTGGAAAACCAAGGTCTTTTTAATAAATATTTAATGATTATTAGTCAGTTATAAAAGCTGAATAATCACGAAGATTTTTAATAACTGCAAAAGATGCTGTGTATCCTGTATTGTCAGCAAAATTACCTCCTGTACAATTTACAATTCTATATTTAAAGCTTCCATCAGTTACGTTATTAACTGCTATTTGTCCTCCTACTAATGCATTTCCACTACTAGTTGCAAAGTGAGCTATTATTACATCTCCTGCTCCTACAGATGCATTTGTTACTGTTACGTCTGCTGAATCTACACTGTCATTTACTTGAGCTTGTAGTTGATTCATAATCTCAAATTTAGGAGCATTAATTGTAATTGCTGCCGCATCAACAGATGATGTAGTTGCTGTTGGAAAACCAATAGTTGAACTTTGGGATAAATTAAGAGACCCCGAAAGTGTAATACTACTTAATACTGTTTGTGTTGCAGTTTCTCCTAAATTTAAATTACTGTCAATAAAGTCAGCAAAATTACTTTCAGTAGGCTGATCACCTGTATTAAAGTAGGTTTTTAGTGTTGTTTTAGTTACGTTACTTGCCATTTTTGTTTAATTTAATATTATTATTATTATTTTTTCCGTTATAAATATAAAACTTTTTCAAAATCAGCAATTCTTATGTATCCCATCTTAAGATAAAGGTAGTGTCGGTTTCATCGCTCATACGAATTGGTTGTCCTAACTTACCTACTACTAATAATTCATTATTTTCATTAAAAAGACCAATAGTAGTAACATAAGGTTTCCACAAAGATCCTGTTGTAATATCAGATAATTCTGGATATTGGTCTGATTGTATTTTTCTTGTTGATATATTATGTGAATAATTAAATTCATCAGATTGAACAGTGCACTGGTATTCATTTTCATAAATAGGATGTGTACCTCTATAAGTTAATGTGTAATCTCCTTTATGGGATTTTTTACCTATTTCTTGATAACGAGGATTAGTAATAGCAGATACTCCTTGAGAATAAAATATATTACCTACATAAGGATTACCATCTGTTGTTTCATTTAAACTTTTTATTTGTTCTTTTGATTTAGCTTCATTATAAATCATTAAATTAGCTATACTCCCACTAAAATAATTTGATATTTCTCCTTTTGTTCCTATATATAAGTTTGCTCTGTTTTGGGTGTCTAATAAAGTTGTGTCAGAACCACTAATCATTTCTTTTCCATCTAACCATATACTCATAACAGAAGCAGAAGTCATACAAGTTATATGGTATAAAGAACCAGTTGTTATAGGTGTAGATATTGTTGGTGTATTTGTTCCATCACTTCTTCTAAATGTTAGTAATTCATCTTGATATTTTCCTATAGCCCAAGTTCCTACTTTTAATTTACCTATTCCTAAAGTATCATCATTTTCTACAAAAACTTCAAAAGGAAATTTTTTAACAGCTGGTATACTTACATTTTGTGAAGATCCAGATATTTTTGTTCCTTTTACTTGTTGAGAAAAAAGAATACCATCTTGTGTTGTACTTTTAGCAACTAAATATCCTGGGGATTTAATGTCAGCATACATAGAAATTGTAAAATCATCTCCTGTGTTAAAGTTGTATTTTTCACTATGTGGAGATACTATAGAAGAAGAAATATTATTAGAACCAGTGGTTACAAAATGTACTACTGGTCTTTCTATTACTTCTCTTAAAGACACGTATTTAAGAGATCCTGTAGTATCACCAGAACCAGGTATGTATAGTGTGAGTCTTTTCTGATCTTTTATACTTGCCCCACTTTCTATTGTCCCTGTGAATCTTGTTGTGTGTTTTCCTCCTTCTCCTGTAGGATTTACAGTATGAAATCCATTTTGGTTTAATTTAAAGTTTTTTCCTGAAGTAATAAATTCAATGTCTACTGTTAATTCGTATTCTTTTCCAAATTCTATTAGGTTATAGTCTGTTTGTAATTGTTGGTAACCAGCTACATTTGTAGCATAATAATTTCCGTTGTATGAGTCTGTTTCTAATGTAGCATGAGTGGGATTAGTTGTAGACCACCCATTTGCAGAAGTAAATTTAGGAGACTTAATTAATTCATGAGATATTACTCTTTTACCAAATTTAACGTTTTTATAATTTAATAAATTATTATAAAAGCTATTATCATATATATTTTTTCTACTATAATAAAAAAGTGGATGAGGATGTTTTTGTTCTTTACCATGAAAATTAGCATTTAAATCATATTGTTTGAATGCATTTCTAGGCCCTAAATGAAATACTTTTTGACGAGTATCCATACTATGACTAATTAATTGAGTTCCTGAAATTATTAAATTTCCATTTTTATCATCTACTACTTTAAGACTTCCTGTCGTAAAGGTAAATGTGCCTGGTTTTATTTCTAAACCATATAATTTTGAAGGAATAGATATTGTGTTAACTTTATCATGTAATTCTCTAGGTTGATTTAAGTAATCAACATTTCCAAATTTATTAGCTACATTAAGTTGAAAATCTTTATAATAAAGATGATCTAATTGAAAGTATTTTAAAGAAGATAAAACATCATTAGTACTGTATGTGTATAAGGATTCTGACCTATACTGATGGGTTTCTAATTTAATACTTGAATTTGTGCCTGAGGACGAGTTAAATGTAAATAATTTATTTGCATTAAACGGAGTAATAGATACATCTGATCCTAGCAGTTTTTTATATATAGCCATTTAGAGTACATTTAATAGTCTAATTTTACTCTTACTAATGCTTCAGTAGTGAAATCTTTTTTTAATGGTTGACTAAGTTTAGCTACAGCTAATAAATTATTATCATCATTATATAAACCTACTGTTGTAATGTAAGTTGTAGGGGAATCAGCAAATGATGATATATTTAAATCTCCATTAGTATCTACATATGAAGGATTTGTTGTATAATTAAATTCACCATTTTTAATTCTTGTAAAGAAATATTGTGAACTAATTTTTTCTTCACTGTCTAATTCAAAGCTACTTGCTGCTTTTAAAGCAGTATACATTTGATCTCTATTTGCAGCTGTAGCTACGTTAGAGCTTCCTTCTAACCAATAATTTTCATCATAATTTCTTAAGGCTTCAGCATTTAATACTATAAAACCTGCATCAGGGTAAAATAACCCATATGAACCACTACCTTCTGGTGTTTGATTCAAACTTGAACCTGACATAGTTCCATCAGATCCTGATACTATATTAAATTGTCTTCCTATATTTGTAATAACAGCAGATCCTGTTTTAGTAATACTATCATCTGTTAGGTGAAGTGTATTATTACCAATTAATTTTAGATTTAATGTGCCTGGTTTTAGATTATGTTTATATCTACTTCTTGCTACATTTATTACATGTATATCTCTAGGAGTATGATTATTAAAAGAAAAATTTGATTTTTCATCACCAAATACTAATTGACGATATTGATTATAGATACATCGTGTTGCACTATATCCTATTGCTTCTCCTACATTTGTAAAATCTACAGAACCAGATCCTAATCTATGTCCATAGGATACTGTAAATTGTACTTCTGCACTTGAAGTTAAGTTTATATCATCTTTATATATTTCTAAAAAGAAATTAGCTTGTGATGTTGATGATGCATATGAATTTTGATTTGAAGATGTAAAAAAAGTTTCTAATTTATTTACACCATTTGTCCATGCATTAGTTACTATTTTATCTGTACTTACTACTATATCTTCTTGTAAAAATCTATTAAATGTTGACATTTTTTAATTTTTTATGATAATGTTATTCCTGTGGTTCCTTGTGTTGCTGACGTTGCTATAACTTCTTTAGAAATTTCTACTGGAATAGTTACTTTAGCTCCTGAATCTACTCCTTCAATAGTTAAAGTTGTTAATAATTTAGTGTTTGTTCCAAATAGTGTAGTACTATTAATTGCTGAAAGCGTAAATGAAGCTCCTCTAATAGTTTCACTTAATCTTGTATTAGAGAAAGGTCTTGAAGTAGCTGTTGTAGCTGCTCCTCCTACTCCTTCAAAGTTTACTAATAATCTTCTATCTGCTATAGTAGCTAAATATCCTCCTGGTTCTTTTAAATTTGATAAACCTTGGAAATTTAATGTTGTTGGATCAACATTAGTAGAAGCTCCTAAAGATAATGTTATTTTAGATATATTAGCTGTTACAATAGGTAATTTTGTTGTACCTCTTGGCAATGTAACTAACTTATGAACCATAATATTATTTTCATCAGGAATTGCTTCAATTAATGGCATATTTTCAATTGCTTCTCCAGCATATTGTGTACCATTTGGATGAGATTCATTATATAAAGTATAATCAATTTCATCATCTGCTAGCGCAAATTGTGTTATGTTAAAAGATCCGTCTCCTCTTGCAAGTAATTCACGACCTCTTTTTGTTAAAATAGCGTCTACTGTAACGCTTGTGTTGTCTAAATATCCCATTGTTGTTGTGTTTTGTTATAAATATAATATATTTTCAAAAATTTAATTTTTTCGTAGAGGTAATTTTTTAGCACTTGGTGCTTCTTTTAATCCTGCTTTATCTAAATAAAAAGATAAGTTATCTCTAATGTCTTTATCTATGTTTCCTGGTATAAGTACATATCCTTCATCTCCTACATCATTTCCTAATTCTGTTGGTTTGTCTATATCTGCTATTATTATTTGTTTTTCTTCTAAGTATGAAATTTGGTATATAGCATTAAATGGAGCATCACCACTAAAATAATATTGTAGTTGAATGTTTGTTGCTCCACTATTTCTAGAAGCTCCTGTATTTGATCCATTACCTGGCCAGTTTATATTTGCTCCTGCTTTTTTAGTTTTTATATGATCGTGAGGACCTTGCATAATAGGAATTACATAATGGTCTGGATGTAATAATTCTTTTCCAAACCCTTGCATATCACTACTAGCTGAAATTCTAGAATGTAAAGAAGAGGATACAACATATGAACCTGAAAGGTTATTTGTTTTACTTGCTATATTAAATTCAACAGTGCTTATATTTTTAATCCCTGCATCTGAACCTAATGAATAATCCGCTACGTTTAATGGTTGACCCAGATTAAATGTTCCAAATAATCTAAAGTTGCTTTCAGAAGCAACAGGTATTAACATTGAATTAATAAATGATCCTAAATTTTGCATTGTACTATAAACATAATTGTTACTTGATGTTACAAAATCTACTAGTCCAAAACTTTGTTCTATAGGCCAAATCTTTTTAGTTAATGTGTTACTTTTTAATACTAAAGTATCACTATTCATTGTATTACTAGCTCTTCCATAACAAAATATAGATTGAGAAGTATTTGTTTGAGTGTATGGAAAGGGAGCTGTTGAGACGTCTACATAACCTACTTGGATTCCTTGTCCTGATGTAATTCCTGTTCCATTACTTCCTTTATGTTCTATTACTTTTCTTAAATATCCCTGACTAAATTTAGCTTTGTGATTATTTTTTAATTGATGAGTAATTTTAGGATCTAATATTTCTATGTTAAATGAAGAACCATCCTTAAAGTCTTTTGCAAGATAAGCATTTATACCTTTATAATTTTCATTTTTAACATCAATTTCAGTGATTCTATCTGTGTGTTTATCTATTAACATAATTTTTTCTATGTCAATGTAAGAATGATTTTTAATAGTAACTAACCCATCATCTTCTCCGTCTGCGCCTATTATTGATTTTCCAAAATATATAGCTGATGAATTCTGATTTATAACTGGGTTTAATCCATAAGTAGTGTCTCCTGCTGTGTATTCGTTAATTTTAGCTCCTTTTAATCTTGAACCTGCATGACGAGAATTTTTCCAACCTGATAAGTTAATTAGTGAATCATTAAATTCAGTGTCTCTTTGTGAGTTTATTTCTTCTAAAAGTATGTTAGAAATAGTACATATTAAAGCAGTACCTGATACTGAT